GGCAGATTGGAAATCATCATTACCGAATTGGGGGCCGCATGACCGACTACCTAAGACAAAAGTGGTTCCGGCTACGCATTATGAAGATGCGCGGCATGTATGAGATCAACTATCGAATTATTCAGAACTCAGCAAAATTGATGGGGATTAAGCATGCGCATTGAACGTGACTTTCAGCAAATCGTAAGGCTTGCCGGTGTTCGTAGCGCTGCTGATATGCGCCGGCTGTTCGGTAACGGATGGAAGACAATCAACCGATCGCAACAGGCATGGATTAGGCACCTGCTAACCCTGTGGGGCCAGCACCTCGGTGGTGAAGATTACGATCGCTGCGAAGTGAACGTTATTGGCCGCCTGATGATGCGCTGCGAATGGAGTGAACAGAAGGGAAGGCAGATAGAGAAAATCGTGTCAGAACTGCATTGCGAAGGCCTGCGCGGGGAAGAACTATTCCGTAAGGCAAGGGACTTACTGATACCTCAGTCATCAACGGCAAACATCATCGCTCTCGCCAAAGAATCAGATGATGCTGCCTTCGTTGAATCAGTCATGGTGAAGACGTTCGGTAAAGACAACCCGGTTCGCAACGTAGCAAGATTACGATACTGCAAGCGCAAGAGCGTGCAAAATATCGGTTCATCGCTGATTTACTTCACCGGCATCAGCCAGAAGGAAGCGCGGAACAGAATGGAATGGGCGCTGGATATCCTAGAAGGAGAAATGTTTTACGCAATTAAGCGCGAAATGGAGAAGGAGATTCCTAAAATGGCGGCATGATGAGCATAAATAGCACGAATAGCTAAAGACAAAGGGCAAGCAACCTGGCAAATTAGTGGCATGATCGGGAAGTGAAGCGAACAGATCGCAGCTTAATCGGTCAGTTGCAAAAATCGTGAGATAGTTAAAGAGCCTCGTAACCTCACCAGCTAGCGGGGCTTTTTTGCGATATTGACACCCGAAAAAAGTTTTTGTAAAAAGTGAATCGCCTGATGTGTATTGTTCTTTAGTCCAATCATTCATCTCGCATGTCAGGCCGAAAGCCCCGTCTTAACCGATGGGGCTTTTTGTTTTTCTGGATTCTGGCAGCCAGCTGGAATGCCCCGCATCTGAAAGGATGATGCGGGAACCAAAGCCGCTGATGGGCTTCCGCGCTGGACGGTTCGAAACTGCGGCATCCAGCAACCAAATCTCAAAATCAGGCACTTTTGCGATTGCCTGAGATTAAAGGTCAGCCATAGAGTTGATCACCTCTTTCGCCCATGCCAATCAACTTAAACATCCCTCGTTATCCTGTGTGGCATCGGGCGTCTTTTATGCACAAAAAAATCCGCACTCAGGCGGATTCTTTCTTATTGGCTACCTAACGGCGCAAGGCGGAACTTCTTCTATCGACAAGTTGAAGTTTACCCGGGCTTGTCCTGTTCAACATTTAGACAATTCCTATTTGGACAAGTCCCCTACGCGGGGGTGGAAATGAAACGTATGCCTTACAAATCCGATCCGGGCTTAATTGCCACGCTGATTGCGCTGGGCATGACTGTACTCGGCGCGGTGGCAGCATATGCCTACAAGGTTCTAAGCGGAGATACCTTCAGCTGGCGCACGCTATGTCTGCAGCTAATCGTATCCATATTCGCTGGCTTCCTGATGATGCTGCTCGCTACCTACTGGGCTTGGCCGCAGGAAGTTACCGGCGCCATCTGCGGTATGGCTGGCTGGTCTGGCTCATCTCTTATCAAAGCACTTGAAAAGCGTTTCCTGCAAAAAGCTGCAGGTGATGCGGGAGTTGCCGAATGATTACCCGTGACCAGTTCAAAGCAGCCGGCGGTATTACTGACGCACTGGCTGATAAGTGGTACCCGCACATCACTTCGGCGATGAAAGAGTTCGGCATCGATACACCAAAACGGCAGGCGTACTTCATCGGGCAAATCGGCACCGAGTCGAACGGATTCACGCAGGTGAAAGAGAGCCTGAACTACAGCGTGGAAGGGCTGAAGATTTTCGGTACACGATTAACCGATGCACAGCGCCGGCAGTTAGGTCGAAAGCCAGGGGAATCAGCACTATCGGCAGAACGTCAGGCGGCGATCGCCAATCTCGTTTATGGCGGGCGCTACGGAAACAACCTGAACGGTGACGGCTGGAAGTATCGCGGCCGAGGTTTGAAGCAGGTGACGTTCCGCGCCAATTACGAAGCGTGCGGAAAGGCGTTAAAGCTACCACTGACTGATAACCCTGACCTGTTGCTTCAGGATGCCAACGCTGCGCGTTCTGCTGGCTGGTTCTGGAAGGCCAATAACTGCAATCAGTACGCAGACAAGGGTGATGTTGTCGGGCTTACTCGCGTCGTTAATGGCGGCAGCAACGGACTGGCAGATCGCAAGGAACGAACCCAACGTGCAGAGAGTGTGTTATGCCGAATCTAAACGCGCTGAAGATATTAATCCCGGTCATATTCACTGTCATCATCATCGGCTTCATAGCGAAGCTTGGGTATGACAACCAAAACCTGACTCAACGCAATGAGAAGCTGCGAACGCTGACATCAGAGCTGTTGAGTAAAAACAACGATCTGGCTGCCACGATTAAAAACCTTGCCGACCGCATTGGTGAACAGAACAGAATAGTCGCAACAGAAACCAAACGCCGTGCAGCGGCAGAAATGAAACAGCAGGGGTTGCAGGATGAGGTTAAAGACGCGCTTCGCGAAAGCAAACCCAGCGTTGTGCTTGTGCCTGACGATGTTGTTGAGCGGCTGCGCGAGCAAGCAGATTCAGTACGCAACGGTGCCGACGCCTCACCTGCCAATACCAGCAAGCCTGCTAAGTGAATGCCCGATACCGGATATCCCTAAGGGCATGACATACGGCGACAGCGTGCTGCTCAACTTCAAGTTGATTGACTCGCTGGATGAGTGCAACGGCAAGCTGAGAGCGATAAACAAGATTGACCAAAGCCAGCAATGACAGAAACCTTCACTAAACGCATTACCGGCGGTAAAGTTAAACCTCGCCAAAGGAGAATGCATCATGTTCGTAGAAAACTTATTACCTCAAGATCCGAACAACCCAGGAATGGTTAAAGCTTGGGGAGTGGTAAGAAACAATGTATGGCATTTAGCCGGTGTGTATGGCACCGAAGAAGACGCCAAGGCTAAAGCCGAAGAAATGGGTGATGATTACGCCGTTCATTATGGATCCCATAGGTTGGGAACGGATGATTTTGTTTGGGGTGAGTAATCATCCGCTATCGAACCAGCCGCCCACGGGCGGTTTTATTTTGTGCTGAAAACTGCACTTACAGAGTTCAACTTTCAGCATAAACACAATGAATAATCGGTTGGCATTATCGCCATTGCCGAGGGTTATACCTATCTAACCAGCAGGAAATTCTAATATGGCGACCAAAGCTAAAACT